TGACATTAAGTCAGTTGATGCTGAAATAATTGAATGGTTTAACCAGGAGACTATTACTGAAGCACTGGCCTCCTTCGGTCTCACATATACTGATGAGACAAAGACTGGAATCATCCAACCATATAAGAAGCTTGAAGAAGTTGCTTTCCTAAAACGTAAATTCGTTATTCAATCCGACGGAACCTTTATGGCACCAATGGATTTAGAAAATGTTCTTGAAATTACTAATTGGATTCGCGGAAAAGCTCGCAAAGCTTCTACTCTTGAGAACTGTGAACAAACGATAATGGAACTCTCTCTCCATCCGAAGACTGTATACGAAACATGGAGTGCTCGTATTAAAGAGGAATGTCAAAAGGTGGGAATTAACATAGTTGTTCCTACATATTTTGAACAGATGGAGATGTATCACTTTAATCGTGATGCTTATTCGAGAGTGGAATACGTTCCTCTTTGGTGACTCCCTAATTGGTGTGAACTTGTAGTAAGACTAAACGGAATAACCTTATATATATTGCTACCAATTAGTTATAGAGTGTGGCTGTGCTCTGTTGATACAGCTTCCGACTTCAAGGTGAATAGTCATCTACCCTTGTCGTATTACATGACTGCTACTAACTCAAATGAAAATTCAAATGGTCTTTCATCGTATGATCATGAACAAAATACGATAGTCGATTCTACTAGAGGAAAATTATTAACTGATGTTCAAATGTCCGCTGATGCCGTTCCAATGCCATCTGCTACTATGCAACAGGCTTTGAACGATAGCACCCGACATGAAATTATGAGCATATTAGAACGTCCAGTCTTACTTGGTTCATACTCTTGGTCTGCAAGTAGCCCAAGCATTGATATACAATTACCCAAATCTGATTATGACGCTGATACTCCTAATTATTTACAGAAATTTGACTTTCCTCAAGCAATATTTGATAATTCTGAGCTTGTTGTTGACAAGTTGAAGAATTATCAATATTTGAAAGCTGATATTGAAATTGAACTTAAGATCAATGCACAACCATTTTTGCATGGTGCATTGATGTTAGTTTATAATCCATATTATGCACAAACCGGAGATTTTAGACGAAAAG